ACCTGTTGACGCATCTGCAGGAGCTGCATGTCGACCTGACCCTGAGCCTGAATCTTCTGCAGGTCAGCCTGCGCCTTCATCTGCACCTCTTGCATACGCATCTGTGCTGCAGCCTGCTGGGCCTGCATGTTCACCTGTGCTTGCATTTGCATTTGCTGCTGCTGTTGCTGCTGCAACGCGGCGATGCGGCGTTTGCGTCGGATGATAAGGACTCTTTCTGCTTGGTCCAAATCCTTGAGACGACGGATTGCCATAGCATCCTCAAGGTCAATCTCTCTTTGTGCAAGTGACTGTTGGATGTTTTGTTCGAGTAACAACTTGGCTTCATCTGACATCTCTCGCTCAACAATCACACCGTAGTTGTGAAGTGGCAGAGAAGCAAACGAAGAAAGAATTTCCATGCTCGTGCTTCCGATGGCTCTTTCGTACGCTTCGTAGATGATGGACTCTGGGGGCAAGACCTGAAGGCACTTGACCACGTCCTCACACACTCTCTTGTACAGAACAGAGGCGCCATTGGTGATGTCGTTGATGGCGTTGTTGCCTGCAGCGAGCTGCTGCTGACGCACACCCACAAGGGCATCTGACTTTGGTGAGCTACCGTCAAGAACCTCGTTGACACCCGTGACATCACGAATCATGCGGAGGTAGTGGTTGTACAAACCAATAAGCTCGTTGATGTTCCGGATGGTATTGTCCAGTGGCCGCACAGGCGGGTTCTGGAATCCACCCTCTGGGTTCTTGCTTCTGTAGTAGAAGACACCTGTCTGCTCGTAGATGTCCTGAATGTCGAGAGGCTGAAGCTCTCCACCGTTGCCCAGAGACACATTCTCCAGACCCTCGATGTCCACAATCAAACCATCAGGCTTGGCCTTGGCAATGGCTTGTTGAATCTTGAGGTGAGTTAGCTGAAGCTGGTCAGCAAAGCCGATGACAGACGACACCATAGACTTGGGCATCTGACGACGGAAGTTCGTTGCCACAACGCTGTACGAAAGACGAGCGCGTGTGAGGTCGTGCATGTTCTTCGGGATGTCCCGCTTCATGCCGTAGTTGAAGAGAAGCCCGCTACCGATGACATACGAGCCACCATATACACACATGTTGGGCATGGTGTAAATCTGTCTGTCGTACACTGAGTCGTTAGGTAGCTTGTAGCTCTCGCCCTTGTAGTAGAAGCCAACGTTTCCAAACTGCGAGGTCTTCTCCTCGTAAATCATATCGTCGACACCAAGGAACTCAAAGTCCAAGACGTCAACCAAGTATTCATCGTAGCCGTAGACATGGGCGCCACGGCTTCTGTCGTACACCGTCTGATTGAACTGGGAAGCGTTGTTGTAGCTTCTGTTCATCACAGACTTCGCAATCTTCTGATACTCCTCCTCCGGGATGTCTGTACCCGCCATGCGCTTCAGGTCCTGAATCGACACACGCTTGACGTGGCCTGCGTAGACGATGTCAGAGAAGTTTGGGTCTTCTGTGCTGGAGTGAATGAACTGCGCTGGGTCTACATACTCCGTCTTAATTCCGTAGCTAGGGTCGTTGCTCCTCTTGACAACAGCCATGCCGTTGACCACGAGGTCCTCCACGGCGCGGCGGAACACGTTGTCATCAAAGTCATTCCAGTCAAGAGTGAGCTTGGTGGCGAGTTGGGCTGCGACCTCGGCACTGGTCTTGATGCTATCAGCCAAGTAAATCTCAGCCTCCTCTGAGTTGTCAGGCAACCCATCGGGGACGCTCGCTGTCTTCAGGCCGAGAGACTTTGCCTCTTCGATGACCTCTCTTTCTTCAATAGCAAACTTAGCCAGAACCTTCTTCTTTTCCTTCTCGTCCTTCGACATCGGGTCGATGGCCTCCACGTTTGGGCGGAACTTGCGAGAGAGAATCTTGTTGACTACAATCCTAACAAACTTAGGGATGATTGGTACAGGTGACCAGTCGAGGTTCAGCAGCGTTCCGTCACCCCCTTGGGTGTCCATGCTGTTCAGAATCTGCTTGTAGACTGCGGTATCTTGCGTGCCGTTGGCGTAGTCCCGGTTGCGCTGGAACTCTACCAAGCGCTTACCGAAGCCTGTAGAAAAGTCGTCCAGACCACCCCACTGTGCCTCGATAGATTTAGCATAGGAAATGCCATAGTCTTCGCTTGCCTTGACGGAAGCCGGAGCCATTGGGTCCGGGAACTGTGCATACGACTTTGGCTTGTGGTGACCCTTCATTACTTACTGTATTACAGGCAATGTGCAAATATAAACAAAATCACTTAGCGGGCTTGGAGACCCCGCCGGGCGTGTAGGTGTACTTGCGGAAGAACTTCTTACCTGTAAAATCAGCTGGCTTTTTCTTTTGCACAACAGTCTGCGCCGCAAGCAATGCAAGACCCGCGCTAATGGTCAAGTCAAACTTCGTGCGGTTGTCAATACGGTAACCAATCCAATCCTCAAGTGTGCGGTTAAAATACATCCTACCAATCTCTCCTTTCTCATTGATTCCCACATGGTTGTGTATGTAGTCTTCAATCGCTTGTGCATGTGTGTGGATGACATCCTGTGAGTTAGACGGGATGCCTTTCGTTTTGGTTGCAACAGAACCTGTGGTGGTGAGGTGCTGAGGCCTGTCCAGTAAGTAACCGTCGTAACCCCTTGACTCAAAGTACCTTACGATGCCGTACTTATTGTTTTCCACGAGGAGCGGGTAGCCGTAGAACACAGCCGCCATCAGGATGTCTTCGTAGAAGATTTTTGCCATAGGAGGGCGGGAGCAGTACTCTGCAACGAACATGTTAGAGGGGGCCCGCATGTTGAATTTGTTGTAGATGTGACACGCTCCCTTAGAGCCCCTCCCGTCCGTAGTGGCGTCGATGTCGTAAGAGTCAACACCACCACAGCCAATGAGTTTGTTTGGCGCAATGCGTTTGCCCCGTTCGGAAACCTTGAGGTTCCTGAGGTCTGCAGGAGGCATCCATGATACGAACCACCTGCCCTCAGAGCTTGGAACAAACACAACCTCTCCGTCCCTTACGCCTCCTTTCCATGTAAAGTTTCCACGCACCACGGGGTCTGGGTACATGTTCTCGTTGTGGTCAATCTGCTCATAAATCTTTCCGATGTTGAACAGAGAGCCTTCGACGCTATCTCGGAACGCCTCGTCTGTGGTGAAGGGGAACTGACGAACAATCTCGTTCATCTCCCGGGCATCATGCCTGAGAGCCTCCCTTTCGTTTTTTAGAAACTCCTTTGCGCCTATGTCTACGGTTTCCCCGTCCAGCGTCTCCACATCCTGCTCCGGAGTCTCGATGATTGGCTTCCCGTACTTGTCGAAGAATCCCTCTAAGGCTTCGTAAGCCGGAATAAAGATTCTGTACAATCCGGAGGTTGTCCTTCCGTTTTTGTTGCGTTCTCGTGGGTCGGAATCTTTCCAAAGCTCTTTGTATTCTTGACCCCCCTTGTCCATCGGGTTCACCGTGCTTCCCACGAATGCCTTCCCGATAACTCGGCGTCCCACAATCAAGCAAGTCCGTTGTATTCTCCATGCCTCTCTAATGTCTGTTGGTTTCTCCCACTTGCCTGCCTCATCGAGATACAAGATATGCAACTTCTCACCATCGTAGGCATTGTTCGTGGTGTTTTTCCAGTTGATGATTGTGTTCAAGGCATCACCCTTGACAGAGGTCTTGTTGTTTTTGGTAATCCTTTTCGACGGCTCTCTGAATGCCAACTCCATACGCGGGTTGGTGGTACCGTCTTGGATAGGCTTAAAGAAGAACGGGTAGGACTTGAAGATAGCTACGACCTTCTTCATGAAGACGTTCTCCTGCGCGTCCTTACCCGTCTTCGACTGGATACCCAAAAGTTTGTCCTTGACCTGTGTGGCTTCATCAACTAGAACGCAGGCGGACATGTTCGTGTACCCTGAGCGACGACACTTGGTATATAGTTGACCAAGGCATCTGGGGTCAGCCTCACACGCGGCCTGATGGATGAAGAGCTTCCGTTGGAAGTCTAGGAAACTAGGATAGCCAATATCTATCTTGCTCCACTGAAGCATCATGTAGTGACGCCCAGTGATGTATGTAGGTTCTCCGTTGTTGTAGAACCAGTAGCCCTCGCGCCTTCTGCGGAACTCCTCCTCGATGAAAGGGGAGAACCTTTGACGAAACTCCTTGGGCATTTCATACCACTCGTCCATGGACTTGATGCGAGCCAACTCAGATGGCATCTCGCTCCTGTTCCAGCACTGCAAGTGGTTCGGCAGGTCGTGGCCTGCAATCTCTTTCTTCGGTGGTTTCTTTGGCAGACAGATAGGAAGCCCGGAGATGTCAATGACTTCCCCGAGAGTGCCTCGCGGGCAGATGGATACGACTGGCTCGTCGTACTTCTCTATGTCTACCAGCCCGGTCACTTACTGAATCTTTCTGCGAATCCTCCTGAGTAATCTTTTGCGTCGTCGATAGCCCCGTTCTCGCTCAGGTCCTTGACCATTTGTTCCAGACGTTGCCTTTCGATTAGCAGTTCTTTGCAATCGGTAGCGGTCTGCTTGATGGACTGAAGCTCAGCCTTACGGGCAGCACCGCCTGCCTCTGGGTCGACGGGTCGCTTGACCTCCTCAATCATGTTGTTGATTGCGACAGCCATGCTATCCATCAGCCTGCGAGAAGCCTCGATGGTCTCGAACTTAGGCTTCCTCGACATACATCATTTCTTCTGAGCGCATACGGAACACGGTGGTGTTGTCCTCCAATCGCATCTCGTAGTCTCGGTTCTTTTTGAACCCAACGATGTCTCCTGCTTTTACGCCCTGAGTAATCATATCCTTGGGGCAGCAGAACACCTTCGCCTTGAGGTGCGTCTTGGGCTTGAGGTCAACCACGATAATCTCACTCTCCTCTGGTTCCTCTTCTTCGAGTGGCTGAAGGAATACCCAGTCCGCAAGCATGTGGAGCTCACCAGTATCCTTGCTTCGGTAAGCAATCGCATGGCAGCCAAGGGTGTTGTCTGGGTCGTACCCTACAATGAACCTGTCTTCGTCGTCTACCTGAATCTTCAAGGCATCAGACATGACTACGTGGTGGTGGAAAAACAGGGTGTCTCCCGGCTTGACATCCACGTCGTACTTGACTGGGGTTGACGTCACCTCACCGTACATGACGCGTCGCTCGAACTCCTTCCACTTAGGGTCGACGTAGAGCTCCGTGCCGTTCTCCAGCTCGATGGTGTCGTGATGAGTCTTTTCAAGCTTCA